GAAAAATCAGTAAAAGATATGTCTGATGATGAAATCCGAAAAAAACTTAATCGAGCTAGATTAGAAAAAGAATATGAATCTGTATTTAATCAAGTAAGTCAAAATAAGATTAATTCATCAGAGACTGAAAAAAAAGCTAGTCTTGGCAAACGATTTATGAAGAAAGTTTACAAAGATGTACTAATACCATCAGCAACTAATGCTGCTAAAACCGTTGTTCAAAATTATCTTACTAATTTTGGTAATGATTTAGTTAATACTAAGAAGTCAGTTCCTAAGAAGACAAAAATAGATAATATTGATATTAATAAATTAACAGATGCTGAATTGCAGGATGTTATTAGTAGAATTAATAATGTAAATAGTTATAATAATTATGCTAAATCTAGTAAAAAGAAAAAGTAAGAAGTTAGGAGAAATAAACTATGGCATTATCGAATACAGCAACGCCTAGATATTATGGTATGTTTCGAGATGCTGTAATGCGAGGCGAAATTCCGGTCTGTGAAACTATATCTATGGAAATGAATCGTATAGACGCTTTGATAGCAAATCCTGGTGTTTACTATGATGATTTAGCAATAGATGGTTTCATAAATTATTGTGAAAATGAATTAACTTTAACTGATGGTGAAGATCTAGTTCTTTTAGACTCATTTAAATTATGGGCTGAACAAGTATTTAGTTGGTTTTATTATGTAGAACGTAGTGTCTATGTTCCATCTAAAGATGGTCATGGTGGACATTATGTAAACAAACGTATTAAGAAAAGACTTACAAATAAACAGTATCTTATTGTAGCAAGAGGTGCTGCTAAATCACAATATGAATCTTATATACAAAGTTACTTTCTTAATGTTGATACTTCTACTACACATGGAGTACATACTGCCCCAACAATGAAACAAGCAGAAGAAGCATTATCACCAATGAGAACAGCAATAACAAGATCTCGTGGGCCACTATTTAAATTCTTAACAGAAGGTTCCATTAACAACACAACTGGTCCAAAAATTAATAGAGTAAAGTTGGCGTCTACAAAGAAAGGTATAGAAAATTTCTTAACTGGTTCTATTGTAGAAATAAGACCAATGTCTATCGATAAATTACAAGGTTTAAATAGTAGAATCAATACTGTTGATGAATGGTTATCTGGTGATGTAAGGGAAGATGTTATTGGTGCTCTTGAACAAGGTGCATCTAAGAATGATGACTATCTGATTATTGCTGTAAGTTCAGAAGGAACTGTACGTAATGGTCCTGGAGACACAATTAAAATGGAATTAATGGATATTCTTAAAGGAGAATATGTTAATCCACATGTGTCTATATGGTGGTACAAATTAGATTCAATAGATGAAGTAAGTAATCCTGATATGTGGTTAAAAGCTAATCCTAATTTAGGTAAAACTGTTACATATGAAACATATCAGTTAGATGTTGATAGAGCTGAAAAAGCTCCGGCTACTAGAAACGATATTCTAGCAAAACGTTTTGGTATTCCTATGGAAGGTTATACATATTTCTTTACTTATGAAGAAACAATCAAACATAAGAAAAGAGATTATTGGCAAATGCCGTGTGCACTGGGTGCTGACCTTTCTCAAGGTGATGACTTTTGTGCATTTACATTTCTATTTCCATTAACAAGAAATGCCTTTGGTGTTAAAACGAGGAACTATATTACAGAACGTACCCTTATGAAATTACCACCAGCCATGCGACTGAAGTATGATGAATTTATTAATGAAGGTAGTTTAGTTGTCATGAATGGTACTGTATTAGATATAATGGAAGTATATGAAGATCTTGACAATCATATAACAGAAAGAGATTACGATATACGATGTTTTGGATATGACCCTTATAATGCCAAAGACTTTGTTGAAAGATGGGAAAGAGAAAATGGACCTTTTGGTATTGAAAAAGTAATACAAGGAGCAAAAACAGAATCTGTTCCACTGGGTGAATTAAAGAAGTTAGCTGAAGATAGATTACTTATCTTTGATGAAGAACTTATGTCATTTACAATGGGGAACTGTATTACATTAGAGGATACTAATGGAAATAGGAAACTATATAAAAAACGTTATGATCAAAAAATAGATTCAGTAGCAGCTATGATGGATGCTTATGTTGCATTCAAACTTAATCGTGATGCTTTTGAATAAAAGGAGGATTCAAAATGGAATTATCAATAGGTTCTAGATTTAAAAATGCCTATAACGCATTTACCAATAAGAATCCTACTTCCAATGATAATGGATATAATGGTTACTATTATAGACCAGATCGTGTTAGATTAACTACTAGAAATGAGCGTTCTATTATTACATCTGTATTTAATAGAATTGCTATAGATGTAGCAGCAATAGATATTAATCATTGTCAATTAGATAAAGATGGTAGATTTCAATCTATTATAAATTCTAGTTTAAATGAATGTTTATCTGTCGAAGCGAATCTTGATCAAACTGGACGAAATCTTATTCAAGATGCTGTAATGTCTATGTTTGATGAAGGTTGTATTGCTATTGTTCCAGTAGATACATCTGTTAATCCTGATGATACTAACTCGTATGATATATTAAGTCTTAGAGTTGGTAAAATTATTACATGGTACCCTAATCAAGTTAGAGTAGAAGTGTATAATGAAAGAAAAGGATTAAAAGAAGAAATAACATTAAATAAAAGTGATGTTGCTATAATAGAAAATCCTTTATACGCAATTATGAATGAACCTAACTCAACATTACAACGTCTAATAAGAAAATTAGTATTATTAGATAGTATAGATGAACAGTCTGGTTCTGGAAAATTAGATCTTATTATTCAATTACCATATATTGTTAAATCTCCAGCTAGAAGAGCTCAGGCGGAACAACGTAGGGCAGATATAGAAAAACAACTTTCTGGTTCAAAGTATGGGATTGCCTATACTGATGGAACAGAAAAAATAACACAGTTGAATCGTCCAGTTGAGAACAATCTAATGAAGCAGATTGAATATTTAACGAGTATGCTATATAGCCAGTTAGGTATTACACAAGCAGTGTTAGATGGTACAGCTGATGAAAAGACTATGTTAAACTACTACTCTCGTACAGTTGAACCTATTGTATCTTCTATTGTTGATGAAATGATAAGAAAATTTATTACTAAAACATCTCGTACTCAAGGAAAGACTATCTTATTCTTTAGAGATCCATTTAAATTAGTTCCTGTAAACCAAATAGCAGAAATCGCTGATAAATTTACAAGAAATGAAATATTGACCTCTAATGAAATAAGACAAGTAATCGGAAGAAAACCTTCTGATGATCCTAAAGCTGATATGTTAATAAACAGTAATCTTAATCAATCAACAGAGAGTATAGCTGATATGAATGGTAATAATCAAAATAAGACGGAAGGAGGAACAAACATTGAATAAAGATTATGATTTTGGTGGTTGGGCTACTAGAAATAACATTCAATGTTCTGATGGTAGAACAATCATGAAAGATGCTTTTAAACAAAATGATGGACAAAAAGTACCATTAGTTTGGAATCATCAACATAATGATCCTAGTGAAGTCTTAGGACATGCATTATTAGAAAATAGGGATGATGGTGTATATGCATATTGTAAATTTAATGATACAGAATCAGGTCAAACAGCTAAATCTTTAGTAATGAACGGTGATGTAGATAAACTATCAATTTATGCAAATAAACTTAAATCTCAAATGAATAATGTAGTACATGGATGCATTAGAGAAGTTAGCTTAGTATTGGCAGGAGCAAATCCTGGAGCTTATATAGACTCTGTTATTGTTCATGGTGAAGGTGCTGAAGCTGAAGAAGAAGTTATTATATATAATGATGGAGAAATATCTCTATCTGAAGAAAATGACAATGATAATTCAGAAGAAATACCAAATAATGAAGAAATAGAGCATAGCGATGATACTAACAAAGAAAAGGAGGATTCAACTAAAATGGACGAAAAGAAAGAAAAAACTGTTCAAGAAGTCATAGATACTATGAATGAAGAACAAAAAAATGCTATGTATGCCGTAGTTGGTCAAGCATTAGAAGACAAAGCTAACGGTGAAGAAGGCGATGAAGCCGATAAAGAAAATGGAGGAGAAGAAACTATGAAACATAATGTATTTGATAATGATAACAAAGATGAAGTTTTACAACATTCAGAAATTATAGCAGAAGCTATAGCTGATGGTAAAAAATATGGATCTCTAAGAGAAAGCTTTATACAACATGCCGCTATTAATAATATTCAAAATTTAGACAAATTATTCCCAGATGCAACAGAATTATATAAAGAACCAAAAATGATTGAAAAAGATAATTCTTGGGTTGCTAAAGTTATGAATTCTGTAAAACATACACCATTCTCAAGAGTTAAAACGACTTTTGGTAGAATGAATGAAGAAACAGCTAGAGCTAAAGGTTACATCAAGGGTAACAAAAAAGCTAATATAGCATTAGCTGTATTAAACAGAGTAACAACTCCTACAACTGTTTATATTAAAAATGAAATAGACAGAGATGATGTTATTGATATAACAGCCTTTGATGTTGTTGCATGGCAAAAGAGAGAAATGAGAAAACAACTTGATAAAGAATTGGCATTAGCTATGTTATTAGGTGATGGTAGAGATGTTTCTGATCAAAACAAAATCAACGAACAAAACATAAGACCAGTAATTTCTGATGATGCTATGTATACAATTAAATACACAGTAACAAAAGGAAAAGACTATACTCAAGAAGGAAATAGTTATTCTGATAACGATTCTAGAACAAAAGGTATAATCAGAGCTGCTATCAGATCTAGAAAAGATTACAAAGGATCTGGAACACCAACATTCTTCACAACTGAAGATGTATTAACAGATATGTTATTAATAGAAGACCAAAATGGTAGAAGAATCTATAATAACATAAATGATCTAGCTACAGCTTTAAGATGTAAAGAAATAGTAACAATACCAGAGATGGAAGCAGAAGCTTATAAAGACATTTATGGTGTAATTGTTAATATGGCAGACTATACAGCTGGTGCTGACAAAGGTGGATCTGTAAATATGTTCGATGATTTCGATATAGATTACAACCAAATGAAATACTTAATTGAAACAAGAATGTCTGGTGCTTTAACAGTTCCATATTCTGCAATTGTATTAAAGAAAGAACCTGCTCAAGTTGAAGATCATACAGGAGCTCAAGGATAATTACATATTAAATAAGGAGAAAAATCAAAATGGCGAAATTCAGTGGTAAAATAGGCTACATTCAAATGATTGAAAAGAAACCTGGTTATTGGGTTGAAGATGTTATAGAACGTCCATACTATGGCGATATAACCCGATTGATGGGTGGTTATCAAAACTCTGGTAATGTCAATGATAATGTTACATTGAATAACACTATAAGTATTGTAGCCGACCCATACGCCAATGAAAATTTTCAACATATGAGATATGTAGTATTTATGGGTACTAAATGGAAGATAACAAATGTTGAAGTTCAGTACCCTAGAATAATATTAACGATAGGGGGTGTATACAATGCGTACTTGGGAAAGTCTTCAGGAAAAGTTGGAGAAACTGTTTGAGTGCAGACATGTATACTTCCAACCCCCTGAAAATTTAACTATGGAATACCCAGCTATCAGGTATTCAGTTAATGATATTGATAGCAAATATGCAAATAATAAAATGTATGTCGGAATGAAATGCTATGATATAGTTGTCATTGATAAAGAACCAGATAATCCTATAATTGAAAAATTATTAGAGTTACCGTATGCTTCTTTTAATAGACATTATGTATCAGATAATTTAAATCACGACATCATAAAATTATATTATTAAAGGAGGAACTTTATTATGGGAACAAAACTAAAATGGGACCAAACAGGTGAAAGAGTTTATGAGACTGGTGTAAGTAAAGGTGTTCTTTACCCACAAGTTAATGGTAAATATGAAAAAGGTGTTGCATGGAATGGTTTAACAGCTGTAACTGAATCACCATCAGGAGCTGAATCTACACCATTATATGCTGATAACATCAAATATTTAAATCTATTATCAGCAGAGGAATTTGGAGCTACTGTAGAAGCATACACATATCCAGATGAATTTGCTCAATGTAATGGAGAAGCTAGTATAGCTAAAGGTGTTGTTGCTGGTCAACAAAAACGTATTCCATTTGGTATGTCTTATCAAACAAAAATTGGTAATGACACAGATCCAGAAGCTGGATATAAACTACACATAATTTATGGTGCTCAAGCTGCTCCATCAGAGAAAGCTTACAACACTGTAAATGATAACCCAGAAGCTATTACATTCTCTTGGGAATTAACAACTACACCAGTTGAAGTACCAGGAATGAAACCAACTGCTTCTATAACAATAGATTCTACTAAAGTTGATAAATCTAAATTAGCAGCTTTAGAAGAAATACTATATGGTAAAGAAGCTGATGCTGAACATTCAACAGAAGCTGTAGAAGCTAAATTACCATTACCAGAAGAGATAGCAACTCTTTTTAAAACTGAAGGGTAATAAATAATTATATTTTTAAAGGGACGGCAGCATTGAG